CATAGTGGTGCTAGTAAAAAAAGAATATCAGGAAGAATTTAAAATATAATATATGTCAATACCATTTTTAAATAACATAATTATCGATGACGCTGGGCACATACAGTTTAAAACCTCGGCAGGCGCTAATGCTGGTAAAATTGAAACAGATGGAAATAATCTAGTTTTAACTAACGCTGTTGGTGATATTTTACTAGGTGATGGTTCATCTGATGTTTATATTGGCGATGGTAGCAACAATGTCGATATTATATTTGAACAGTCAGGCGCTATAAAAGGTGACGGCAGCGCGGTAACACTTACTTTAGGTGGCGCTAATACAACATTAAATTTAGAAAATCCTAATTTTAATGGAAATATAAGCATGTCTAATAAACTTACGTTTACATCAGCAAATGGTTATATATTATTTGATCATGAACCATCAGGTGATACAGGTGCTTACGATTCAAACACATCTGTTCCTTTGTTAAAAATAGATAAAGGAGGTACAGAAAAAGTAATACTAGAAAGAATTTCACAAGAAGGTGGTTTACTTTTAGGAGCTGATGATTCTGTTATGATAGCAGCTGGTGATGTTAGAAGTACTTTAAGAGCTAATCTTAATGAAGGTGCTGAAAATGTTATACTTGCTTCTGAAGGTGGTTTTCATGCTTATGGTTTTCCTGATAACATGTCTGGAGGCTGGAGCGCAAGACAAGAGTTTAGATTTTATACTGGAGGTACTGATGCTAGTTTAAATGGTTTATGGATAGGTAGCGGCGGTAATTCACAGTTTATAGATTTAAGTAGAAATTTAACCGTTAACAATATAACAAGTAGTGGTGCTATTACTTCTGGAATGCACACTATCACAAAAAACTCCACACATACAGCACAAGGTTCTTTTTCTGCTACCAATGCACACTTAGATTTATACAACAGCTTAGAAGCTAACACAGATCAAAAAGGATCTATAATAACCTTTACAGATAATTATTATGATGGTAGTAATTACCACAAAACAACAAGAGCTGGTATAAAAGGTGGTACTGATACTACTGGTAATACAGCTGATGGTTATCTAGAGTTCTATACAGATTCAGGAGGTGCTAACACACCAACTTTAGCTATGAGAATTTTATCTAATCAAAATATAGATTTTAAAAACCATGTAAACCTAGATGACGGAAAATATTTAATGTGGGGTGGAAACACTATACTACAACACAACGGTACACAAACATATATAGGTGATAATAGTAGCAGTAGCACAGTAACACTTACAGGAGGAAACGCAACTTTTGCAGGTAGTGTAACTGCAAGCAACATACACTTAGATGGTCAAGGAGACTATATAACTCTCTATGGCGGTGGTGAAACAAACCACTCTATTACATCTAGACAATTAGATGGTGGAACTGGAGATGATATAAGGGTAAATACTTATGGCTCTTTTATTGTAAACTTAGATTCAAACAACAATCAAACCTCAGCAGTTAATTCTAGTTTCTTTGTTGGTAGACATGGTAGTAACGCTAGCGGAATATCAGGTGCAAATCTTTTATTTCAAATAGATGGAGCAACTGGTAATGTTTTGCCTGGCGCAGATAGCACTCATGATTTAGGTACTTCATCAAATAGATGGGCAAACGTTTACGCAGATACGTTGTATGGTGATGGTAGTAACTTAACAAATGTTACAGCTAATACACCATCAAATATGGTTACAACAGATGGTAGCCAAACTATAACTCACGCTAAAAACTTTACAAGCGCCTCTATGCAACATAATGGTCATTTATATTATAATGCATACGATTCACAAGGACAACATTATCCACACTTTAGAGATGGTAGCGCTAGTAATGGTGCTGATATAAATTGGAGACATTATTACGGATCATCAAATTATAAAACACACCAATGGACATCAGATAGTTCTGGTAACATGGCGCAGATTTTCCAAGGAAGAATAGAAGCTGTTGGTGAGTTAAAAGGTACAAGTTTAGATATAAACGGTAATGCTGATGTATCTGGAACTTTAACTGCCTCTAACTTATCAGGCACAAACACTGGTGATCAAGATTTAAGTGGATATGCTACTGAAACTTATGTAAATACAGCTGTATCAAATTTAGTTGACTCAGCACCTGGCACATTAAATACATTAAACGAATTAGCTGCAGCATTAGGTGATGATGCTAGTTTTAGTACAACTACCGCAACGGCTTTAGGTAATAGAGTTAGAGTAGATACAGCTAGTCAAGGGTTAACTTCTACTCAAAAATCAAATGCCAGAACGAATATAGGTGCTGGTACTTCAAGTTTTAACGGAGTGTATTCTTCTTTATCAAGTATACCAAGTTCATTCACACCAGCACAACATACTCAAAATTTTAGTACAATTACCAACACTCCAACAACTTTAGCAGGTTATGGTATAACAGACGCTGCTGCTGGGTCACATAATCATGCTGCTAGTGAGATAACTTCAGGTACTTTATCAGACGATAGATTATCAGCTGGCGTGTTTAGAACAAGATCCGCATCGGTTGTTACAGCAACAGACTGGGACACTCTTACAGATCAAGGAACTTATGGAGCTGCTTCTTCTGCCGGCGCACAGTTTACAGGAAATAATAGACCGACACATACGGTAGGAAGTATTACATTTGAACCAGATTATAGATATGGTCATGTAGTTGTTACTGAAGATAATGGTCAAGGTATACAACAAACTTATTATCCGCATTCGGGTAATCAAAAAATATTTACAAGAACTGGTTGGAATAACGCTGGTTGGGGTGGTTGGTCTATGAACTGGAACACTCGAAATATGGGTAGTGGTAGCGGTTTAGATGCAGACTTATTAGATGGTAATCAAGCATCAGCATTCGCAGCGGCTTTAGGCACTGATGACAATTATGTTACTGATGCTGAAAAAACTGTTATAGGTAACACCTCTGGTACTAATACTGGTGATCAAGATTTAAGTGGTCTTGTTACAAAAGCTAGTGCTCAAACAATATCAGGTGCTAAAACGTTCTCAAGCTCTTTAGGTGTTGCTGAGTTAATTACTAGCGACCATATTTATGGTAGATCTGTAAACAATTCATATTCTCACTTATATAGATTTGGTGGTTTATTCTTAACTTGGGATAGTGATACTTATGGAACTCAATTCAATCATAGTATAACATCTACAGACAACAATACGTATAGTGATAGTATTACTATTAACTCATATGATAAAGTTAGAATTAATATTGATAGTAACAATAACGATTCAGCCTCTACATTTAGTATTGGTAAACATGGAACTGGAACAAGTGGAACTTTATTAACACTTGAAGAAGATGGTGATTTAACAATTACAGGTAATGCAACTGCTAATGGTACTTTATTAACTGGTGCTCCGACTGGTGATCAAGTAACTACAGCTTTAGGTTTCACACCTATGAACTCTGTTACAACTACAATATCTTCTGGCCAAGCACAGAAACTAGGTTATATATCAATTACACAAGCTGTAGACTTAGACGACGTAGAATCAAAAGCTAATACAGCTCATGGTTGGGGTAATCACGCTTCAGCTGGTTATGCTTCGGGTAGTCATAACCACGATAGTAGATATTATACAGAAACAGAGTCTGATGCTAAATTTACTTCTACAGACGCTAGTGAAGATGATTATACTTTTAAAATTAATGACGAAAGTAATTTTAGTGGTAATAAATGGTACAACGTTGCAACAACATCTAGTGGTAATGGTGGATTACATATTAGAGGGGTAATTTTGAATCATGTAGAATCCTTTGCATCACAAAAATTTGATTTAGCAATACAAGTTAGAGAGGGTAATGACGGCGGTCAACTAGAGATAACTGGTAGTCTTGATGTTTTACATAATAATACGTCTGGTACAGATAAAGCTGGTATTAGAGTTATAAAAAGTGCTGAGAACGGAACTTACGATGAATTTAAAGTATATATAAAAACGTGTAGGTATTCTATGGTTAATCTTAGATTAACAAAACGAGGTAGTACAACATTTAATACAAGCCATTCCTCACCTTTAACTACAGAACCAGCTCCAGTTTCAGGTGGTCATGTAGAAATAGATACTAGTTCTACAGTAGAAGGCAACTATGTTGTAGATAATAGTACAATTAAAGAAATATTTCACGAAGGACATTTACCTACACTAACTGAGTTAGGTGCTACCGCTAATACAGGTACAGTAACAGGAACAGGTAGTAGTTCTAGAGTAGCATTTTGGAATGGTGCTTCTAGTTTAGCAGCTGATTCTGAGTTTATTTGGAACAGCACTAATAATAGATTAGGTATTGGAGTTGGAAGTAGTCCTCAAGTTGCTCTTGATGTTAAAGATACTTCTCAAGATGAACTTGTTAAACTAACAGGTGATACTGGTGGTAAACCACAAATAAATTTCTACACTGGAAATACAAATGTAGGTAGAATTTTAGCTGCTGGTAATGGTGATTTTACTATTTCAAATGTAAGTACAGGTAAATTACAATTTGGTGTTGGTAGTTCTAGTAACAAATTAGAGATTGAATCTACTGGAAACGTTACTATTGCTCAAGATCTTACTATTAGTGGTGGTGATATAACATTAAGCGGCACTGGTAGAATACAAGGTGTTGATACTGTTAGCGCGTCAACAGATGCCGCTAATAAATCTTACGTAGACGCTCACGTACCTTCAAACACTCAGACTATATTGTTTAGCAATTTTATAGACTCTGGAAGTTCATCATTAGCTTTGAGAATACCTTTTAATACTTTAACTGAAACAAGCTCTAATCAATACTATAACCACATGGATTGTCCAAGAGACGGATCTATTAAAAGATTTAGATTTCAAAACACAAGCGGCTCTAACCACACTGGTTTTACAACAGAATTAATGATATTTAAAAACGGTAGTACAACTCCAACTGGATCAGGTGAGCTTTCTATACAAACAGACCAAAATGGTGGAAGCTATGTATCTTGGGATCCAAGTAACTACACTTTTGAAGAAGGTGATAAACTACAGTTTGCTTTTCAAAAAAGTTCTTCAACTAAAACATGGCAAGGTATAAGTGCATCAATAATAATAGAATTTGAACAAATGTAATGGCAAATATAAACGACAACATAAGAGGTAAGAAACTATTTAAACAAGGTAGTTCAAGACAAAAAGCCGTTAAAGGTAATGACGGTGAAATAACAGTAGCTAAAGAAATAACAGACGAGCTAGCATCTTTAACAGACATGAGCGCATTATTTAATGACGATGGGCTATATCAATATAATAAGTTTTTAATAAAACAAATCGAAGATCTTAGAGAGGATGTAGAAGAATTACATGCATTCATAAAAGATGCTTTTGGTAAAGACTCTTCATCTGCGGCGTCAAAAGGTAATAAAGGTGATACAGGTTCTCAAGGACCTAAAGGTGATACCGGTTCAACAGGACCACAAGGGCCGAAAGGTGATAAAGGTAATACTGGATCAGCTGGTTCAAACGGTACAAATGGTAGTGACGGTAGTAATGGAGCTAAAGGAGATAAGGGTGACACAGGACCCGCGGGTGCTGCTGGTGCCAAAGGTGATAAAGGCAATACTGGGTCGCAAGGACCTAAAGGCGACAAAGGAGATACTGGATCAGCGGGATCAAATGGTACGAATGGAAGTAATGGTTCTAAGGGTGACAAAGGAGATACTGGTAACACCGGACCACAAGGAGCAACAGGACCACAAGGATCAACAGGGCCACAGGGAGCAACAGGACCACAGGGAGCAACTGGTGCAGCTGGTGCTGATGGTAAAGATGGTAGCAACGCTTCGGTTAGTGGGTTCAGTGGATCAAAATCAGTTGGAAAAGAAACATGGACATTTTCAAATGGATTATTAAGTACTGTAAAGTAAAAAATGTGAAAATAGCGTGATAATATAACCATGCACGTATTAATTAATTAAATAAAATAAAATGAAAGACGTAAAAGTAGAGGACATCGCTAAAGATGTAAGTAAAATTGATGAACAAGAGTTGAAAGCTGTACAAGCTAAAATACAACAAATAAACCAAGCTCAGATGCAGGTTGGTGGATTAGAAGTTCAAAAAGATATGGCTTTAGAAGTTTTAAAAGCTGGTCAACAAGAACTGCAAGTATTACAGAAAACTTTAGAAGATAAGTATGGTAAAGTATCTATAAACCTCACAGACGGAACAATAAGAGATATAGAAGATGAAGCTGATAAGAAAGATTAGTATCGGTAAAGACTACAAGAATGAAGCGATGCATTACTCCGTGGGCCAAGAGGTTTACGGAGGTCATACGATCGACTGCATAATTGAAGATGATGATAAGTTTAGCATATTTATTAAAAAGGGAACTGATGTCTTACCTTGGAAAGATTTTAATAAAAACATGGCTATAGCTGTTGAATATAATCTAGAATATTAATGCAGGGTCTTTATTACTTTATAGTAAAACCAGTAAAATCAAGATACAACAACACTAAGAAAGTAGGCGATAAAAGCCTTATTACTAATACTGAGAACTTTACGCATCAAAACGTCAATAGAAACGCTATAGTAATATCTGTTCCCAAAGGAGTAGATACTAACATAAAGCAAGGTGATGAAGTTATAGTCCATCACAATGTATTTAGAAGATGGAAAGATATAAGAGGCGTAGAGCAAAATAGTAAAAGTTATTTTGAAGAAGATAAATACTTTGTTCAATTAGATCAAATGTATCTTTACAAACAAGATAACATATGGAAGTCTATAGAGGATTATTGTTTTATTAAACCTATACATGATACGGATAGTTTCAGTATAGAAAAAGAAAAGCCTTTAGTTGGTGTTTTAAAATACACTAATAATAGTAATGAATTAAAAGAGTTAAGTGTAGGTGATTTAGTTGGTTTTGTACCTAGAAGCGAATACGAGTTTATTATAAACAACGAGCGTTTATATAGAGTATTAACAAGAGCAATTACAATTAAATATGAATATAAAGGAGACGAAAAAGAATATAATCCAAGCTGGACATAAAGCTGTTGAAGAGCTTATTAAAGTTGCTAAAGAAGCTATTGTAGACAGCGACGATGATATTAGTGCAGATAGATTAAAAAACGCAGCTGCAACTAAAAAGCTAGCTATATTCGATGCTTTTGAGATATTGAATAGAATACAGGACGAAGAGGATATACTTAACAATAAACCTAAAGAAGAAAAGAAACAAGATTCTTTTAAAGGTTTTGCAGAAAGAAGATCTAAATAATGTATCAGCAAAATTTATATACAATAGTTGAGCCTATTAAAGCAAATACTATTAAGCGTTTAAATAAGAAAAAGGCTTGGAAATACGGTTACAACAAAGAACATGATGTTGTAGTTATAAGTAAGACAGGGCAGATTGGTGAAGTGTATAGCATACAAAACTTAAATATAGCTTTACCAAAAGTTCCTAAAAACGTTGTTAAGCTTGAAGGTAATAAATGGACAAGACAAGAATATCCTAAAGTATTATCTAAAATAAAAACAGTTTTTGATTGGAAAGAATATCCAGAAGACTTTAAAGAAAAATGGTATGATTACATTGATAAAGAGTTTACCCATAGGGAGCAAGGTTTTTGGTTTTACAATAAAGACGTTGCTACTTATATTAGTGGTACTCACTACATGTACCTGCAGTGGTCTAAGATTGACGTCGGGGCACCAGACTTTCGCGAAGCAAATAGATTATTCTTCATTTTCTGGGAAGCTTGTAAAGCTGACGTACGATCCTATGGAATGTGTTACCTTAAGAACAGGCGTTCTGGGTTTTCATTCATGGCATCGGGAGAGGTGGTTAACCTGGCAACTATATCCAGCGACTCACGATATGGCATTTTATCAAAGTCTGGGCCTGATGCCAAGAAGATGTTTACCGATAAGGTGGTACCCATATCAGTTAACTATCCCTTCTTTTTCAAGCCCATCCAGGACGGAATGGACCGTCCAAAGACCGAGCTTGCCTTCAGAGTCCCAGCCAGTAAGCTTACCAGAAGAAAACTTACCAGTAACGAAACCGTACAGGAGCTCGAGGGCTTGGACACCACGATCGACTGGAAGAACACGGGGGACAACTCCTACGATGGAGAGAAACTCAAACTACTTGTACATGACGAATCCGGCAAGTGGGAGAGGCCGAACAACATCCTCAACAACTGGCGTGTTACGAAAACCACCCTTAGATTAGGTAGTAGAGTAATTGGTAAGTGTATGATGGGATCAACATCAAACGCTTTAGATAAAGGTGGTGATAACTTTAAAAAACTATATGAAAACTCAGATGTTACCAAAAGAAACCGCAACGGACAGACTAGTTCGGGACTATATAGTTTGTTCATACCTATGGAATGGAACTACGAGGGATTCATTGATTCTCATGGAATACCTGTATTCAAAACACCAGAGCAAGAGGTTAAAGGCCCGTATGGGGATTACATAGACACAGGTGTTATTGATCACTGGCAAAACGAAGCAGATGGTTTACGTAATGATCAAGATGCTTTAAACGAATTTTATAGACAGTTTCCACGTACTGAAGAACATGCTTTCAGAGATGAAACTAAAAATAGTATATTTAATTTAGTTAAAATATACGAACAAATAGATGTAAATGAAGAGTCTAGTGGTTATACTACTGGAAATTTTCAATGGGCTGGAGGTATAAAAGATACCAGTGTTAGGTTTTTACCAAATCAACAAGGTAGATTTAACATATCATGGGTACCACCTGTTCATTTACAAAATAAACAAATAGTAAAAAATGGAGCTAAACATCCAGGTAATGAGCATATGGGTGCTTTTGGTTGTGACAGTTACGATATATCAGGTACAGTTGATGGTAAAGGATCTAAAGGTGCTTTACACGGTTTAACTAAGTTTAGCATGGAGGATGCGCCTGCTAGTAGTTTCTTTTTAGAATATATAGCTAGACCTCAAACAGCTGAAATATTTTTTGAAGATGTTTTAATGGCATTAGTTTTTTACGGTATGCCAATACTTGCTGAAAACAATAAACCTAGATTATTATACTATTTAAAACGTAGAGGATATAGAAAATACTCTATGAACAGACCTGATAAAGTTTGGAACAAACTGTCAGTTGCTGAAAGAGAAGTAGGTGGCATGCCTAACTCAAGTGAAGATATTAAGCAAGCACACGCCGCAGCTATTGAAATGTATATACAAGACTACGTAGGATTGAAGCAAGATGGTAGTTATGGTGATATGGCTTTTAATCAAACACTAAATGATTGGGCTGGTTTTGATATAACAAGAAGAACTAAGTTCGACGCGAGTATTAGTAGCGGATTAGCAATAATGGCTTGCAATAGACATTTATACTCACCAAGAGAAAATGTTGAAAAAGAAAAAATAAATTTAAAAATAGCTAGATACAAAAATAGAGGGTATCATTCAAAATTAATAAAACAATAATATGGCTGAGTCTTACATGAGCAATTATTTTCCTAGTCAAGTAGTATCTGACAAAGAGAAGTTATCCTTAGATTACGGTTTAAAAATAGGTAAAGCTATAGAAAGCGAGTGGTTTAAAAGAGACTCTGGCACTAATAGATTTGCAAGTAACCAAAATAACTTCCATAAACTTAGATTGTACGCGAGAGGAGAACAAGCTATTCAAAAATATAAAGATGAGTTGTCTATAAATGGTGATTTATCATATCTTAATTTAGACTGGAAGCCAGTACCTATTATACCTAAATTTGTAGATATAGTAGTAAATGGTATATCAGAAAGATCATACGATATAAAAGCTTATACACAAGATCCTTTTGGAGTAGATAAGAGAACTAAGTATATGGAAAACATATTAGCTGATATGAAGTCTAAAGAACTTACTGATTACGCAGCTGAAGCTTTTGGAGTAAATTTAATGTCTAGTCAACTAGAAGTATTACCTCAAAACCAAGATGAATTACAACTTCATATGCAGTTAAACTACAAGCAAGCTGTAGAAATAGCTGAAGAACAAGCTATAAATGTTTTATTAGATGGTAATAGATATGAGTTAACTCGTAAAAAATTAAATTACGACTTAACTGTTTTAGGTATAGCTTGTGTTAAAAATAGCTTTAATACATCTCAAGGAGTAAAAGTAGAGTATGTTGATCCAGCAAATATAGTTTATTCATATACTGAGGATCCATATTTCGAAGATGTATATTATTTTGGTGAAATAAAAACTCTACCTATAAACGAAATAGTAAAAGAGTTTCCAGAGTTAACTGAAGCTGACTTAAAAGAGTTAAGCAATCAAAGTCATCAAACTACTGGTTTTTATAATAGATCTTTATCTGAGTCAACAAATTTAGATAAAAATCAAGTTCAAATCTTATATTTTAATTATAAGACATACATGACTCAAGTTTATAAGACAAAAACAACATCAACAGGTGCTAGTAAAGTTATAGTTAAAGATGATCAATTTAATCCTCCTACAGAGTTGTTAGAAGCTAATTTTGGTAAATTATCTAAACAAATTGAGGTTTTATTTGAAGGGGCTATGGTTTTAGGATCTAAAAAAATGTTAAAGTGGAAACTAGCATCCAACATGATGAGACCTAAGAGTGATTACACTAAGGTCAAAATGAACTATAATATAGTTGCGCCTAGAATGTATAAGGGTAAAATAGAGTCATTAGTTAGTAGAATTACTACTTTCGCTGATATGATTCAACTAACACACCTTAAAATTCAACAGGTGATGTCTAGAATGGTTCCAGATGGTATATATTTAGATGCTGATGGTTTAGCTGAAATAGATTTAGGTAATGGAACAAACTATAATCCACAAGAGGCATTAAACATGTTTTTCCAAACTGGTAGTATAATTGGTAGATCGTTTACGTCTGATGGTGATATGAATCCAGGTAAAGTACCTATTCAAGAAATACAAAGTGGGTCTGGGGGACAAAAACTAGCTTCACTTATACAAACATATAACTACTACCTACAAATGATCAGAGATGTCACGGGATTAAACGAGGCACGTGATGGTAGTATGCCAGATGCTAAGACATTAGTAGGTGTTCAAAAGTTAGCAGCCGCTAATAGTAACACAGCTACAAGACATATATTACAAGCTGGTTTATTCTTAACAACAGAATTAGCAGAGTGTTTATCACTTAGAATATCTGATATAATAGAATATTCACCAACTAGAGAAGCTTTTGTTCAAAAATTAGGTAGACATAATGTCGCTACGTTAACTGAAATGTCCAACTTACATTTATATGATTTTGGTATATTTATTGAGTTAACACCTGATGAAGAAGAAAAAGCTATGTTAGAAAATAACATACAGCAAGCATTACAACAACAAGGTATAAATCTTGAAGATGCTATAGATATTAGAGAGATTAAAAATATAAAGCTTGCTAATCAGTTGTTAAAACTAAAACGTAAAAGAAAGGCTGAAGAAGATCAAATGATCCAACAGCAAAACATACAAGCACAAGCACAAGCAAACGCTCAAGCTCAACAAGTTGCTGCTCAAGCTGAAGTTCAAAAAAATCAAGCTTTAACTCAAAGCCAGATGCAATTAGAACAAGGTAAGAGCCAATTAGAGTTACAGAAAATGCAACAAGAAGCTATGCTTAAGAAAGAGCTTATGAATTTTGAGTTTGAATTAAACTTAAAGTTAAAGCAAATGGAGACTGAGATACTTAAAACTAAAGAAAAAGTAAAAGAAGATCGCAAGGACGAAAGAACAAAAATCCAAGCGTCACAACAATCTGAGTTAATAGATCAAAGAAATAATAAAAAACCACCTAAAAACTTTGAATCTTCAGGTAATGATATAATGGGTGGCGGTTTTGGCATGAATGCCTTTGAACCGAGATAATTTGTTTAATTTTATAATATTATATTATGGCTAAAAAAAAGAAAGCTGAGGCGGTTGAAGAAATCGTTGAACAAGTACAAGAACAGCCTATTGTTGAAGAACAAAAGGTTGAAGAACCCTCAAATCCAAATGAGGTTAAAGATGATGGAACTATTAAAGTAGATTTAGATAAATGGGCTAAAGTTGATAAAAAACAAGATACTGATGTAGCTAAAGTAGATTTATCTAATAAAGAAGAAGAACCAAAAGAAGAACCTGTACAAGAGGTTAAAGAAGAGGTTACTCCTGAAACAGAAACAGAGGTAGAAGATACACCTGTTGTTGAAGAGATTACTGAAATAGAAATAGAAGAAAAAACTGAAGAGCTTCAAGAAGAAGTTGAAGAAGCTGTAACTGAAGCTCAAGATACTGGTGAACCACTACCTGAAAACATACAAAAGGTAGTTGAGTTTATGAACGAAACCGGTGGTAGTTTAAATGATTACGTTAGATTAAATCAAGATTATTCAGATATGGGTGATAATGATTTACTTAACGAGTACTTTAAACAAACAAAACCTCACTTAACAGATGAAGAAAGATTATTCGTTATGGAAGATCTTTATTCTTATGATGAAGAGGTTGACGACCCAAAAGATATTAAAAGAAAAAAATTGGCATTAAAAGAGCAAGTTGCGAATGCCAAAAGCCACTTGGACGGGCAAAAGTCCAAATATTATGCTGAAGTCAAGGCTGGAAACAGGTTAGCGCCTGAACAACAAAAAGCTATTGACTTCTTTAATCGATACAATGAGGACGCTAAAACTATTGAAAAGAATAAATCTGTTTTTCAAAAGAAAACAAATGATGTTTTTAACGACGAATTCAAAGGTTTTGAATATAGAGTTGGAGAAAAAAGATTTAGACTTAACATTAAAGAAGCTGATAAGGTTAAAAATAACCAAATGGATCTAACAAATTTTGTTAATAAATTTACTGATAGTAAAACACAACAAGTTGGAGATGCTAAAGGTTATCATAAATCTTTATTTACAGCTATGAATCCTGATTTAGTTGCTAATCATTTCTATCAACAAGGTAAAGCAGATGCTATCAAGGATAGTATGGCTAAAGCTAAAAATGTTGATATGTCACCTAACCAAACACATGGAAATGTTATACAGTCTGGTGGTATGAAAGTTAGAGCTATGTCTGGTAATTCATCTAACGACTTCAAAGTTCGGTTTAACAGAAACACAAATAAAATAAGTTAAACATTAAAAATTAAAAATTATGCCTTTTATTAATCCCGCTCAAGGTGCTGAATTACAGCACTTGACACCTCGCCCAACTCAATCGTTGTGGGGAGACAATTATTTGAGCTTCGATTCTGCATCTGGCGGTGGAACATTCGCACAACAATTTTTACCAGAAATTTATGAAAAGGAAGTAGAAAGATACGGAAAAAGAACTGTATCTGGTTTCCTTAAAATGGTAGGAGCTGAAATGCCTCTTGCTTCTGATCAAGTTATTTGGTCTGAA